GCTTCTCCTGTTGCTCTCATTCCTGCAGTACTGTTTTTCCCCAGGCAAACTCTGCTGATCATTTCGGCTGTCACTCCGTTTCTTCTTGCTGCTTCTTGTGCAGTTTCATAAGTGTCAACGACATTGCCAAATTGATCCATTTTTACCACCCTTTTCCCATGTGATCTCCGGCTGCGTCCGTTATCAAAACCTCCAACCCAGGTCATGTTTAGGAACGGGAGAAATTCTTCTTTGAGGGTAGGATTCACCAATCCATCATCAACCATCCACTTCCAAATCCCCTCCACAAACTTCTCCTGTTTCATGATCAGAAACCGTTGTAGTCCAACTTTCCAAATTCCCGATCTATATACTCCTCCGGAGGATTCTCCTTCGTCCTGTTGTTAAACGTTCTGCTCTGAGATCCCTTCTTCTCGGACCAATTCACTACCCCTAACTTGCCGAAATCAATACTCTCTGCCTGGTTCTGAGTAAGAAATTGAATGAAGATGTTTTTCAGCCTGTTTCGTTCATCGTCAATTTTCCCCTTCATCTTCTTTAGAAAGTTATCTCTCTTGGCAAGTGCGTAGAGTTGCATATTCCCTTCCACACTCGGACGGATCTTCACAAACCTCTCTGCCATGAAATCCTTATAAGCCTCACTTGAATCCGGTTCCGGCTCATACCTCTGTATAAGGGCCTCGTTCTTCTCGGTTTCAGAGACGTTACCCATGGCCTCAGCTATGTCTGCAAGTCTCTTGGCTTCTTTTGCCGGCACAACTCTTTCATACCACCATGCTTTTGATAGGGAAAGGATCCGGTTCATCAGGGCCTCATCTCTCTGAACTTTCTCCACCACGAAATCAGCCCCATCTACAAGCATGGCAATCTCGGCATAATCAGTTTCCAATAGGGCCATATAGATATGGATCTGCGCAAGGTGATAGATAGGGATCCCGTCCTCCCATATTTTGCTCATCCAATACCCCATGTTCTTACATTCAAGCACGGCCTCCTCTTTCAGAGCTTCCCCGGTAATCAGGTTGTAGCCCCCCTTGATATTGATTAGACGGTCCACCTCTCCAAAGAGCCATGGATAGTTTGGGTTCACAATATAGCCGTTTAGGTTCCTGCAGTTGCGTACCGGCCGGTTGTTCTTGAAGTTCTCAATGTAACCATCCTTGGTGCCATCGTAGTACTGCCATATGTCTGCGATAGACTCCTCCTGATGCCGGCCCCAAAACATACGCTCATTGTCGTCTCTCCGGGGTTCAATGGAGCCTATCTTCTCATGGAATAGCCTGACCGCAGTATCATACTTGTTAATGCCAAGTACAGTCCCGATCTCAGATCCTCCTATGCCGTTTCTTCGGAACGCATACCACTCATCGGTATGGTGAGGGATATTGATAACCTTGATGTGACTTTTCATTGCTTTGGAGGATTGAGTTTGAGATTCAATGGTTCCAATTCCTTGAAGATCCTGGTGAAGATCTCCTGTAGGATGTCAGCCTGACCCTGCATCATCTCTCTCTGCTGCCTCCCCTCGTAGGATACATTATTGTACCATGAAGCATACAGGTGAGCCATGAGATCCACCAAGGCCTCGTGCTGACTGATCATTTTCTTGACGGCATTATACAGCTTGGCATAGTCAATATTTCGGCTATCCAGGATCTTATACTTGCCTTCTGCCCGGGCCTTCTGTTCCTTGTCAATCCATTTTTGGTTTGGATCCTGAAGGATCTCCATTGCCCGTTTAACCTCTTTGTCCAAGGTATCCCAATGAAGCTCTTTCCACCGGTCAAGCTCCTTGGCGCACTCCCAATTATTTGTTATTGATTTTTCGTCTGCCATGACTTTTAGTATATGTAAACAATTTGATCTTCAGTAATGAAATGGTACTCTACATCGTCCATAATCATAACGCTTGCTCCTTTTCGCTTATACTGCACCCGGTTCCCCTGGGATACGTCTTCACAACCGGGACCACAGGCAACAACGTTACCTATGATCGGCTGCTCTTTTACAGTCTCCGGGATATGGATCCCTCCCTCACTTTTCTCCGGAAGGTTCTCCGGAAGTATCAGTACTGCTTTCCCTTGTAGTCTCATCATCCTCAAATATTACATCTGTGATTTCATCTTCAAATACCGGAAGGTTATTGTCCTCTCCCTTCTCCGGGCCTCCCCTCAATTCGCTTAGTGCATCATAAAGCTCCTTCGGAAGGTTGTCAAGGTTATGGAACCTGACCTGGGCTTCCTCCCTGTTGCGGATCTCTATCCAATACGGCATATGGAGGTAGGTCCCTCCTTCGGCAATTTCAAGCCTCATGGCCATTGAATAAAGAAATTCAAGTACCTCCTTGGGTATCTTCAAATCAAAATCTGCTGCGTTTACTGCTTCTTGGTCCATGGTTGTATAGTTTAAAATGGTAGTGTATCATCGTCTTCTTTTTCATAGAAAGTAAATGTAGGCCCGGGAGACGGGACGCTTTTCTGTCTCTCATTCTCCTCCTTGAATTCCTCATCCTTCCGGGGATCAAATAACTTCTTTGAAGCATCAAGGACAAACCGGCCACCGGTCTTCATGATCATCCGGACACGGTCCTCAACGCCAATCTCCTCAAACCGGATCTTCTCAGTTCTGATAATGGTCGGTGCATTGGGAACCACATACCACTTCTCGTCTTCATCCATGTCAGCCAGGGCCAATCCCTGTCGTCTCGCTGCCTCAGAGGATATCTTCTTCAGTTTGTACCGGTGTATCAGGATCCCGATATCTGCCTTCTCTTTCCATGCAGAGGATCCCTTGATGTCATATAGAGACGGCATTTTGTAGTTTTCTCCTACCTGCTCGATCTTACGTGGGTGTACTATGATAATCCCGTGGAGATCCCAATAGTCGTTGAAAGCAATCAACCGGTCAAGCTGCTCACTTATGAAGGTGGTTTCCTGTTGCCACTTAGGTTGCTCATGCTCGATCTTATTCCAGGCATCAATCACATAGCCAAAAATATTCTCAGTCTTCTTTAGGTACTCCAAGTACTTCAGGATGTTGTCAAGGGTATTCACCTTGTCTGCCCGGCTCTTGTCTCCATCCCAACGCTCGAAATTCTTCCTGTCCGGAGAGATCACAAAGAAGTGCTTTTCAACCCATCTTTTTGTTGTACGGAAAGCCTCGTCTGACAGAGAGTTTTCCCCAAGACCTTTACGAATATTCATCCCTGTTGCAGCCTCTATGATCTTGGCATATTCCCTCGCCACCGGCCGGTTCTCGGGAGTAAACATAGCCCACCGCAGATCCTCCTTCTCATTGTGTTTGATCATCTCAGTCAGCCACCAACGGATCCACACCGACTTGCCGGCACCCGGAACCCCTGTGACAAACGTGATGAGCTTTGGTTTAACCGTAAACAACCGGTCCACCTCCGGCACCCCACACCCTAATCCCGGAATGAATCCATTGTTCCGGATCTTATCAAGGTCATCAAGTATCATATGCAACCGTAGTACTCCGGCCACCGGTACGCTGCTTATGTTGTTGTAGCAATCAATCACCCCTTGCTTGCCCAGGGGTGGCAGATTTTTATTCCTATTGCCGGCCAAGACTTCGTTGATGTCCTTGTACCCGGGAGGATAACGAATGATCCTGCACCGGTCCTTTCCAAGTAGCATAGCCAAATGTTTCCGGAGTAATCGGCCGGCCTCATCTTCATCTATACTCAGGTAGAACAGATCTACATCTGCAAAAACGCTCTTGACAAACTTATCTTCAAGCCAGGCAAACTCTTTCGTGAATACTTTGGCGGTGACTGATGGCGCACCCTGCGGTACGCTGATAGTATTATCGTAGCCACACTCAACCCATGTCATTGTATCCGGCTCACCCTCGGTAATGATTACAATTCTTGGCTCCTTCTTATTCTCCGGATCATCAAAGTTGAGATTCTGTAAATTCCATGGAATAATCCTGGTGCCAAGTGACTGAGGTAACTGAAATACTTTTGGAGTCTTACTTCCCGGAGTCCAATCAATGTTCTTGAATTTGACGTTTACGAGAGTGAGGTTCATGAAGTACGGAAAACAGACATAGGCATTTCCGTTGCTTGTCATCTCATAAACCCGACACTTTTTAATTGTTGCAAGACTGAATCCTCTCCCCTCTAAATATGCCCGGACCTTCATGGTCAACTGCCTCTCCTTTGATGGCATCCGGCTCTCCTTATGCACACGATCATAATGATCCATAACATCAAGGTTTCCGCTATATCCACAGTGGTGGCATTTAAACCATCGGTTCCCCGGTTCGTCATTCACGGTCAGACACAACGCTCCCCGGTGCTTCTCTCTCTTAGAATCGCACTCAGGACAGGTTGTGGCGTACCTTACCTTGCCGGGCTTCGTCTTGATCCCCTTGTCCTCAAATGTCACCATCAGGCAGATATTTTTCGCTCTTTTCGTTCCTGACTATAAACTTAGGACCATCGCCTTCAAGATCCGCAAACGGATACGCATAGTCAAGGGAAGTGGTCAGCTTCCCGTCCTTGTAACTTGGCCTGGTAAGGTTCGCAATGGTGCTTAGTGCCAGTCCTGAAATATCGCTGAACTGCTGTACAGTCCAATGGTTGTACCTTAACATAGACCGTACTTTATCGGCCTTATCTTCCGGAATAGAATGCTTCTGCATCAGCCTGGCCTCCATCTCCGGATCCCTCTTGACAAGATTAACTGTCGTTTCGAGAAGTCCTATAATCTTTTCCTCCATAGCTTGTAAAATTATTTTCATCAAATGTATTTGATAATATTTGTTCAAACAAATGTTTTTGGAAATATTTTTTTCAACAAAGAAGGGGGACCTGCCGAGATCCCCCTATACACCGTCTAAACGATATCACTATAACGCAAAGCCAATGGCCAACGCTGACGCAATTCCGGATGTTATCTGCCAAAATATACGTCTGCGATGTTCACGCTTAATCTGTTTCTCCTGCTCCCCAATGACAAGATCCTTATTCCCTATTACAGATTTGAGATCCTGATTGGTTTGCTTGACCATAGCAAGCACTTCGCTTGTTTCATTACACAGAGTATCCTTCAATGCCAACTGTCGCTCATATAGGGCTATCTGCCCCGTAAGGTTCATGTTCATGCCTTCAAGCTGCGACTTCTGTAAAAACGTCATGTGTATTCCCCGGACCTGGGGTTCATTGAATGGATACTTCATTGGACCCGTATAAGGATACGCCTCACGGATCAGGAAGCTATAACTGCTGTCGGCTGTCACATTAAGTAGGCTGGCAGCCAAGGCCTCATACTTTCGTCTCAGAGCTTCATACTTGCCCTTCATTATCCTTCCGGACCTCTCCGCTATGATCAGGCTATCCCGGATCTCACTCATCTTCTCCTCCTTGATCAGAATCACGCTGTCCCGGATCCGGATGTCCTCAAACAAGAGATCATTCCTCGTGTTGAGGGCAGATATCTTATTGGACAGATCCAGAATCTCTTTCTTTTGACAACCATTTAGCCAAATTGAGCCAACAAAGATACCCAGGAGTAGTATGATGCCACTTGCCCTGAGTAATGTCAGATTTGCCTTAATGTTTTGCAAAATTTTGCGTATTTCCTCTGTAAGATTCATCGCAAGAAGTTTGGTAGGGGTTCAGCCGTCCCTAATATCGTTTCCACTACAAGCCATAGACCCGGGGTCACGACTGCAGCTACAAAGCCCCAAAAGAAGTCCATCAACTCCGGAGTACCCCACCCAAGAAGTTTGTCCATGACGTATTCCTTAAAAGCGGCCGCAAAAATACCAACTGCTGCAGCCAGGCCTAAGTCATAGTTGTAGTGCATCGGATACCACAGATGAGAGGTAATCAACACTACAAGGCAAATCAGAGAGATTATGATGTAGTGCCACAACTTGTCCTTTTGAATTTTCATTGCTCAATTTTTATTGTTCCCTGATTGATCACAACCTTGCCCGTCTCTAACGGCATATTGATAGAGTCACCTTGGATCAACTGACCACTTCGGTAGAATATCACAAGATCCCCTTCGTAGATCTTAGCTCCCTGTTGCCAATACGGACCGTTCTGTTTAGTCAGGACCATATCGTATCCTGTGGCCCAATAGTCGCTTGCGGCAATCCCCATATCAAACTCCGTGGGAGTACCCCATTGAATCCTGAAGGTTGGGACAAAGTTGATCAGATCCTTAAAGTATGGATTGAGAACTGACGAGTGCAGGTCATAACCTCTCGCTCTCCATTGCGTCAGAGTCAACCTGGTTCCTGCTATCATGAACATTGGCTCCCCTTCCTCGCACCAGAACACATTATAGTCACTCTCAAATCCTTCAAGACATGACTCATTCATGACGTTGATATTTGTGAGCTTTCTCTTAGTGTAGAAGATGTTGTTTTTGATCTTGACTCCCTTTGCACTTCCCACGGGATTATCGTTCTCGTACACATCTATCAAGCCCCGCCACGTTCCTATCCCCGGACCTACATATAGAGAGTCTTCACTATAAAATGTGTTGTTATAGATCCGGACTCCGTTCATTCCCTTCACAACCACTCCCACGGCCGGGGGACTCACAATGATGTTATACGCCACGACTCCCGTTGAGTCTGTCAATCCATTTGATTTCCGGATGATGCTCATCGGGACGTGATCAAGATAGTTATACATGATCTTAACGTCCGTATGATACCCGGTGAACACACCATGAGTAATGGTGTTGGCATCCTGGTTTCCTACCCAGGTTATCTTATTGCCGACGATCTCTGCACCCCGAAAGTTATTGGTGTACTGAGTTGGTGCCTCCTGTCCTGCTTCAAGCATATACCCTCCTGTATTGCATCCCGTGACAGAGTTATTTTTAAAAATGAACTTTACCGGGGCCGTCCGGTTGAAGGTCACTCCATACGAAACATCACATAGGGTATCAACATAAGTCTGCCCCTGATACATCAAAGTATCCTGGGCAGACGT